ACAAAAAATCTGTTGCTTTTCTGCAACCAATTATGCTATAATCACTCAAGCATAACTATAAATCAAGGAGACCTATGTCATTACCCTCAAGAAAACCTGTCAACTATTTAAATAACAAAGATATCTTAAAAGAGATACACGAAAGTAAAACAGCATACTGTCATTTTGCTAAACCCGAATATCATAGGTATGATTTCATCGTGGATATGCCCCAATCTTCTATTGAAGAAAGTTTAGAATACGCATTCAAACCTGAAACAATTCAACAAGCTAAAGAAACAAGAGCATTACGTCTTAGCTTGGAACAAGGCTCAAAAGACGCAGTTAGCCCAGAATCTATAGAAATAACTGATCTTGTATTCCGTGTAATGAATTGGGATCACGTCCCGGTAGCACCAAAAGTCCCCCGCAAAACAGTTAAAAAGAAAACAGCAAAGGATATCTTTGAATTTGAAGAAGTTGATCCGGATGAAATCTTTGCTGATTTAGAAGATATAACCACTAAAGCTGAAGTGGATGATATGGTTCATGTCAAGGTAAACTTTCCCCCATTCCAACATTATATGATTGATAAAAATAATACTTTTTATTGCGTGGGCAAAAGTCATTGGAAAGGTGATCTAAATTCTGGAGAATTCAGTAAGGATCATGGACAAGTAACAAACAAACTTGCCCGTATGTATATTATGATGTGCGAAAAATATGCCATGAAATACAATTGGCGTGGGTATACTTACAACGATGAGATGCGGAACTCCGCTATTCTGCAACTTACCTACGTTGGATTACGTTTCAACGAAGCTAAATCAGCCAACCCATTCGCTTATTACACCGCAGCAATTACAAATAGTTTCTGTCGGGTATTGAATACGGAAAAGCGTAATCAAAATATTCGTGATGATATTTTAGAAATTAATGGACTTAACCCAAGCTGGACTCGTCAAGGTCTGGGTGCTGGCATGAGTTCGGTAGTTTACGAAGAATAATTTATCCAATGATGTTGCTACGGCAACATCATTTATTATACAATATAAGAATGACTAACCTTTTTAAAAAAGCCGCTGTATTCACCGATATTCATTTTGGTCTTAAGTCAAATAGCTTACAGCATAACCATGACTGCAATAATTTTGTAGATTGGTTTATAACCAAAGCTAAAAGTGAAGGGTGTGAAACTTGTTTTTTCTTAGGTGATTACAATCATCACAGGGCAAGTATTAACATCCATACATTACAGTTTGGATTACAAGCATTGGAGAAACTAAATGATAACTTTGATCGGGTATATTTTATACCGGGCAATCATGACCTTTATTATCGTGACCGCAGGGACATTCATAGTGTTGAGTGGGCTAAACATTTACCAAACGTACAAATTGTCAACGACTTCTTCACCGAAGGAGATGTAGTAATTGCACCATGGCTTGTACAGGATGATTACAAAAAGGTTCAGAAACTAAGTGGCAAATATATGTTTGGACATTTTGAATTGCCAAGATTCTATATGAATGCTATGGTAGAGATGCCCGATCACGGTGAAATTAATACCGATCATATGAAAGATTTTGATTATGTCTTTAGTGGGCATTTTCATAAACGACAAAGCCGTGCTAATGTTTGGTACATTGGTAATGCTTTCCCACATAACTATGCTGATGCACAAGATGATGCACGTGGTATGATGGTAATGGAATGGGGACAAGACCCAATCTTTCATAGTTGGCCTAAACAACCACTGTATCGTGTTCACAAGTTAAGCGATATATTAGAAAATCCAAAGGGATTGCTATTGCCTGACAGTCATGTTAGAGTACATCTTGATATTGATATTTCATATGAGGAAGCTAACTTCATACGTGAAACATTAATCCCAGAACATAAACTAAGAGAGATGGCATTGATACCAATGAAAGTAGACCAAGTTGAACAAGAGGGTAGGGGTGATTTGAAGTTTGAATCAGTAGACCAAATCATCATTGACCAAATCAATAGCATTGAGAGCAATGCATTTGATAAACGAATCTTGTTGGAAATTTATAACAATCTATGATAACAATTAAAAACATAACCCTTCGTAATTTTTTATCAATCGGACAAGTAACACAAGCAGTCAACTTTGACAGACAGGAACTAACACTTATTCTAGGTGAGAATCTAGACTTAGGTGGTGATGGTGCTCGTAATGGTACAGGCAAAACATCTCTAATTCAAGCATTGAGTTACGCATTGTTTGGTGTTCCCATTAACAGTATTCGTAAAGATAATCTAGTTAATCGTACCAATGGTAAAAACATGATGGTAACACTAGAGTTTACTGTTAATGGTATTGATTATAAGATTGAACGTGGGCGCAAGCCCAACATTCTACGTTTCTATGTAAATAGTGATTTACAAAAAGGTTTGGATGACGCACAGGGTGAAAACAAAGAAACACAAGCGGCGATTGAAAAAGTGATCCACATGAGTAGTGATATGTTTAAGCATATTGTGGCACTCAACACGTACTCCGAACCATTTCTTGCATTAAAAAATAATGAACAACGTGCTATCATTGAACAATTATTGGGTATTACTTTGCTTTCAGAAAAAGCAGAAGTGATTAAAGGATTAGTTAAGGATAGTAAAGATGATATTCAGCAAGAAGAATTCAAAGTAAAAGCAATTGAAGAAGCCAACAAGCGTGTAAAAGAGCAGATTGATTCTACTAAACGTAGACAGAAATTGTGGAAGATGAAGCACGATGAGGATTTAGAGAAACTTGCTATTGATTATCAAAGGTTAATTACTATTGATATTGCCGCTGAATTACAGGCTCATCAAGATTTAACAGCATATAATGAAAAACGTAAGGCTATTGACGACCTCAATAAACTAATTGCCCGTTGTGTGGCTGATGAAGCCAAAGAACAAAAATTAGTTAATAAACTAACAACAGAAATTAATGATTTGCGTGACCACAAGTGTTATGCCTGTGGACAAGAGTTCCATGATCAAAAGCATGAAGGTGTATTGGATGAGAAGATAAAAGCCTCACATGAAGCAGCATTTCAAGTTTTAACTATCAATAAGCAATTCATGGAACATACTCAAGCATTAAAAGACTTGGGTGTATTAGGTATGATGCCAACTACTCATTATGATACTGAAGCACAAGCAATCAAGCATAGTAGCCAACTTGATAATCTTATTAAAGATATTGAAAGAAAAAGCGAAGAGGTTGATCCGTATAGTGAACAGATTTCAGAGATGGAGAACCAAGCATTGCAAGAGATTAACTTTGACAGAATTAATCAATTGACACGCACAATGGAACACCAAAAGTTCTTGCTTGATATTTTAACTAGCAAGGATAGCTTTGTTCGTAAAAAGATTATTGACCAGAATCTATCATATTTGAATGGTAGATTGACACATTACTTAGATAAGATTGGATTGCCACATCAAGTAATATTCAAAAATGATTTACAAGTTGAGATTACGGAATTGGGTAGAGAACTTGATTTTGATAATCTTAGCAGAGGAGAACGCAATCGTTTGATTTTAGGATTGAGTTTTGCGTTCCGTGATGTTTGGGAGAACTTGTATAGCCCAATCAATACATTGTTTATTGATGAATTGATTGATAGTGGTTTAGACACAATGGGTGTTGAGAACGCTATAGCTATTCTTAAAGACATGAGCCGTCGTAGACAGAAATCTATTTGGCTTGTCAGTCATAGAGAAGAATTAGCAGGGCGTGTTCCAAATGTATTGAAAGTTGTGAAAGAAAATGGGTTTACGTCATACAACACAGCGGTAGATGTGGAATAATTTTATAGCTAAAATACAACGATAAGTATATGTCTATGTCAAGTCCACAGAAAAACAAGGGTTCAGGTTTTGAGCGAGAAATCGCTAAATATCTATCAGAGAAGTATGGTGAAAGTTTCATTCGTGCTCCTGGATCTGGTGCTTATGTGGGCGGGAAAAATCAAAGTAGAACAGAAGTATTACACGAAGGACAGATTCGTTCGTTCAAGGGTGATATTGTGCCAGGACAATCATTTGCAAAAATGAATGTGGAATGCAAGTTTTATGCTGATTTTCCTTTTCATTTATTACTTACAGGGGAATGTAAAGTAATAGATGCATGGATCGGACAGCTTATGGATGTAGCTGACCCGGATGATTTAAACATACTGTTTATAAAGTTTAATCGTAAGGGTCGCTATGTTTGTGTACAAAGCAAACTAACATGGGTTGCGGATAACTTCACTTATTACACATCACAAAAACACGGAGACTGGATGATTTTCGAATTTGACAGTTTCTTCTTACATAATACAGACTTATTAAAAACATATTCTAGTACAATAGACACCAAGTCAACAGAAAACAAAGATTCCCTTTTAACCATTAATACATAAAAATTCGTTGGCTCAGTTTGTGAGTCCTCCTTGAGTTTGTACAGGTAGTGCTGTGCTGACGGATCTGGAGTAAGCATAGTTAGCAATAACTATGGGTATACCGAGAAGGCAATCGGCAAAGCGAACCTTCAACAAGTCTATGAATACTTTATCTTGATTTCATAGAATGTGCGTTGCGGAAGAAACAACTAAAGTTGTTAGCTTCACTACAGTCCCATAATACTTTACAGAGCAACCGGTAGCAGTTAGTGTCAGAAATAGGCGATTAATTGGGGGATAGATAACACTGGACGACGGTCATGGCAAACATACCTTTCCCATTGGTGGTGCAAATTTGCACTACCATGGCTTCTAATCGGCAATATATATCCGATACAATTAAAGTCTTAAACGATTCCGTATACTGAAAGAAATAAGAACGAACGAAGTGAGTTCTTAGATGAACGAAGTTCATCTCTTAATGAAACAGCCCAAAGTTGATAAATGAATAATTACGGATTAGAAGAATGGCATCTGAGTTTTCTTAGTAGTTTCCAAGTTCTCATCTATGATTTGACTTATAGCTTCTCTTTCCGATTCAGACATATTAAGTACATCCTCATAGGATACTCCGCCCCGCATATACCAAGAAAACTTTAATGCATTTTTCTTAATTGTTGTTGTTTCTTCATCCATGCTGTCTAGCAGCTTCTGTATCTTCTCGGGGATAAGCGACAGAAGCCTTACTCGAAAAAATCAGAAACGTTTAACACTAGTGCTTGATCATATTCATGTGAGCAACTTACACATTTGATATGTTGTGGTTTAATATTTGAACTATCTCTTAGTCTTAATACATGTTGACGAATTTTTTCATAAGTAGCCCTGTCACATCCTGATAGGAACTCACTGATAAATTCTCTATTAGTTACCACTTCAGTTGGGATTGTTATAGATTCGATTACTGAACCGATTAATTCCATATTCATCTGGGTCAATTTTTTCATAATTTCACCGGATACTTTGCTTCTTTCAGTATCATCTGTCATTCCTTCTAATCCGTTTATTTCACGTTGTATAAGAAATTGCCCCATATTGCCTTCATTGACCTGAGTGTAATTTAATGGTTTAAATTTAAGCGTTAATTCCCCCATGTGAAACACTTCATTATAGTCGCTGGCTTTAATACTACCTAGTAAAAATCCCAAGTTGATATTATACTTACTTTCTTCTTCACATTTAGGACAAGTGCTACTGATTTCCAAATCATTACCGCTAGTAGCAGCACGAATAGCAACCAAAATAGCATCCATATCTACACTGGGAACTGCCCACGGGTCTTTTATTCCCGGGACACAACTTTTGATAATTTCAGGTACTGCGTTACCGTTAAACAATGCATCGGGGGTTTTACTAGTAATCTCATCAATTGCAGTCATAGGATATACCGCAAGTTCTCCGTTTTCCGGCATTTCTAATGCTCCTTCAGGGTAAAATTTACCTCTACTAGGTAATGTTAGATAAAGTGCAGGTCTACGAAAGTATTGTCTTAGTGGGTTTGTCATTGATATTTCTCCAAAAATGTATTTTTACAAACAATAAATACATATATAACTATTTATTAGTTAAAAACACGGGTAAAATTAATATGCCAATAGAAAATGACAATCTATCTAGATCAATTCTTGAACAACTTCAATTGTTGGCTGAAGGTCTGGGTTCCAGAAATGATAGCACTAGAGAAGCAATTGCAGAAGCAGAAGTCCTAACCGAGGAAGAAAAATTTCTCCGCCGACGTGAACAAAAAGAACGTGAACAAGCTGCGCAGGCTTTAAAGGATGCCCGTGACGCCGAAGCAAAGGCTATATGGAATTCATTAAGTGATACAGAAAAGCAAATAGAACGTCAAAAAGAACTAGATGCCGAAGCCAACCAATTAACTCAACAACAAATTCAAAAAGACAATGCATATATTGATGAAGTTAAAAAAATTAATGAGGATCAAAAAGAAACTTTTGCGAGGCGCGCAAAGTATGAACTTGAAAGTTTAGGATTAGTAAAAGATAGTCAGGGTAAATTACATCAATTAGCTAATGAACGTGAATCAATTGAAAAAAAATTAATAGAAGATTTGCAAAAGGGTCTTGCTGAAAGTCCTGATCTACAAAAAAAATATGGGACAGATGCAAAAAATGCTAAACTTGCAATGGACCAAGAAAAATTATATAAGCAACAGTTAGCTTCAATGGGTCGTTATGTTGATAGTAATAATAAAATAATAGACACGACTATCAAATTAAACAAAGAACAAGAAGCCTCATTAAGAAAAATAAAAGCAGAAAATGAAGCCAGAGAAAAAGCTGAAAAAGCTTTGGAAGAATTCAAAGATATGTTTGGTAAAAAAGGAGCCATAGCCGCCGGTAGCTTTGTTTTAACGGCTGCGTTTGACTTTTTAAAAGCCGGAATAGTAGGAACTTATAAAGGTCTAATAGCATATGAAGATGCGTTATTAGATGGAGTAAGAGGTCAAAGCGTGGCAGCTGCCATGGTTTCTGCACAAGCAGAGGCATATGCATCATCATTAGAAAAAACAGGTGGGGGTATGGTTGATTTTGGTGCCACTATGATGGCAGTAGGTGTTCAAGTAACACTAGCAACTGGCCCAATTGGATTGTTGGCAGTAGCAATAGGTGGGTTGTTGGCTATTCTTGGATATGCTTCTCAAGCTGAAGCGGAAATTATAAGACGAGATGCTAAACTAAACAAAGACCGTGCTGCACTTGAAGATGAAGCATTTAAAAATTTCTTGCAATTAGGTGAAGCATCAGTTACCGGGGCAAGAGGTGTTACCGGTTTAATAGATGATCTTAAATCGGTAGGGTTGACTATTAAAGAGTTTGAAAAACTTAATAAAATATTATCAAGCAACACCCGAGAAATAGCAATGTTTGGCTCTACTACGATGGCCGGCGCTAAGAGTTTTATTGAAGTTACAGGTGGCTTAATAAACAGCAAAATGAGTAGAACATTTGAGAAGATGGGGATTAGCCAAAATGCTCAAATGGAACATGCTCAAAAATACATGGCAATGCAGGCTAGATTTGGATTACTTGAAGGTAAATCAAAACAAGATTTAATTAAAGGTACTCAAAATTATATTAGTGAGTTAGACAAAACAGCAGCATTGACCGGAGCCTCACGAAAAGAACAAGAAAATGCCCGTGACCTTGCAATGGCTCAATCTGAATTACGTGCAGCTATATTTGATGAACAAGAAAAAGCAAAGGGAGGAGATAAAGAAGCTGAGTTAAGAGTATTATCATTACAACGCCAGATGGATCTAGTGTCTAAGTTAGAACTTATTGGTCAAAAAGAATTAGCAACCGGTACAGCTAAAGCGGCGGCTAATAACGGACAAATAGTTGATTCTTCTTCTGCTAAGGCTATAAGAATGATCGGTGGAACGATAGAACAATATAGAAAGGGAGAAGGTACTGCTCAGACTAGATTGGGGACATTGAGTAACGAATTAAGAGCTGGTTTTAAAGAATTAGCACCACTAGCAAGAATAAAATCAGATGCTATTAGTGGACTTGCAGACCTTGACATTCCAAAATTATTAGATGGTATTAATACCTTTGATAATGCAAACAAACTTAGGCTAGAATGGGAAAAAGATCCTAAAAATAAAGGTAAACCATTTGATGAGAAGGCAATGGATCAAATGCTATCACGAGTTGCTAAAGATCCAAGAACCACCAGTGATGTAGAAACAGGGAGAAAGACACAGGATGAAGCAATAGCTAAACAAACTCAATTATTAAATGGTCAATTAGGCGCAGCTAATCAGATGAAAGAAGCCGCCGGCATGTTTGGTAAAGCTGGAAAAACTATGTTGGACGCTGGCAAATATATGTGGAATGCTGCGTTTGGAGGAGATAAAGGAGATGCTGAAAACTTAGCCAAAAATATAATAGTTAAAGATGAAGCAATATCTCAGGCATCTGAGAGGGTAGAGATAGCTAAAAAGAAATTAGAGAAAAAGGGATTAAACGAAAAAGATAAGAAAGAAGCTGAAGAAGAATTAAAAGTATGGTCAGACCAAGTTGCTATGTTGAAAAAACAAAGAGAACAGATGGTTCAAGAGAAAAAAATTCATGAGGATATAGCTGTAATACAAGGTCAAAGAAATGTAAAACAAGATGAAATAGCTAAAGCGACCGCATTACGAAAAGAAACGTTAATGCTAAAACATAATCAAGAACTAAAAGAGGAGATGGCCAAATATGATGCAGAGGTTGCAGCCGGCAAAAGAACAAATGATATTAATGCACGTAGGGGAAGAGAATTAACACTTAATAGAAAATTTCAAGATGAATTAAAACAATTTGAAAATGAAACAAATGCACAATATCGTACGGTTGCAAGTTCCGATGAAATAAAAGGAAAAATAGCAAAACTAGAGGCTCAATTAAAAGAAGTTAAAGAAAAAGGGCCAGTAGCTTATGCGCCAGTATCTGAGTCTGCTGCGACAACAGCTAACGCAGCAAGCAATTCTAGAAAGGCTCGTTTCAATAAAAAACCAGACGATAAAGGTACTGCACCAGAAGATACTGTACCAGAAGATACTGCACCAGAAGCACCAAAGAAAGCACTTGGTGGTGTTGTGCCGGCTACCATTAATGGTACAACTGTCACAGTAGGTGAAAAAGGCAATCCGGAAGCAATTATGCCATTGAATGTACTTAGTGACATGATAGATGGTAATAGAGACAAAGGTGAAAAAAGCAAGCCAGAATCAATTATACCAACGAATATACTTAGTGGCACAGTAGGTGGTACTAAAGACAAAAGCAAGCCAGAATCAATTATACCAACGAATATACTTAGTGGCACAGTAGGTGGTACTAAAGACAAAAGCAAACCAGAATCAATTATACCAACAAATGCACTTAGTGACATGATAGGTAGTGCCGGAGCCAAGGGTGATAGTGATCAACGGTATGCTCAGATATTGAAACTTAATTCTAACTTCTCTGGGTCAATTGATGTATCAACTAAGACTGTTGAATTAGGAAAAATAAACAACGATTTATCTAAAGACAATAATAAATTATTAGAGAAACAAACTAAAACATCAGACAAACTAATTATTAGTATGAATAAGGTAACAGATATGTTACCTAACGTACTGTCTCAAATAATTTCAGCCTTTTCACCGGAATCCGGCGGGGATGAATCAGCAGGTGCACCTGCAGGCGCACCAAGTGGTGCAAGCGGCGGTGTCCCTATACCACAACCATCTACTTCGGGAGGAATAATAAAAGCCGGCTCTGATATGCTTAAGAAAATAGGACTGATCTTTAGCCCGGGCCGTGATATTCAAAAAGAAAATGGAGCCGTGGATCCTAACCTTATTAATATAGCAAAAAAGGTTCAAGAAACTATTCCAGGATTTTCACAATTCACTGGATTTAATGATGTTTATCATAATGAAAATACCCCAAAATCTCAGCATACTAAAGGAAAAGCATTTGACTTTACTGTAAACAAAACTCCCTCAAAAGAAGAAGGTGATAAAATAAAATCACAATTAAAAGCATTGGGACTAGATTTAGTTAAAGATGAATACAATGATACTTCGGGCGCATTCCGAACAGGAGGGCATTTTCATGGTCAACTTAATGCGTATGACGGTGGGGTGTTTGAACCAAAACCAGGCGGGGTACATGTAAATCTAGCTGAAGCTGGCTTAAGAGAAGCAGCAGTTCCATTGAACCCAGGTGAAAAGATTAGAGTAGAAAAATCAGAACAAGAAACTAACCCTCCAAAGAAAGAACCATTGTCTACTGTAATGGCAAATGATAACATATCAAGTTCCAAAGTAGACCAGTCTGCTGAAATATTAGCAGGAATACACGATCTCATGGAAGATAAATTTGATTCGATGATATCTGCTATTAGAGATGGTAACAATATCTCCGACAAAATATTAAAGTATTCTCAGGTTTAACACTAAATACTAGATAATATTATGACCTATAAAAAACGTTTTACAAATAAAAGTGGTATCTCTAGTCCAATTGGCGGCGGAAATAGCAATACCGGTGCATGGAACGGCAGTCCTGGACAAAACGCTTCATCAACTGGTGGCTGGAATAACCATGAGATGGGTTATAAAAACTATATGTCTAGACTTCCAGAAGTCTATACTGGTCACCCAAATCGTATTGAACGATATAATCAATATGAAATGATGGACGTTGATGCTGAAATTAACGCATGTTTAGATATCATTAGCGAATTCAGCACACAGAAAAACGAACATAACGATACCCCATTTAACTTAGCATTTACTGAGGATCCAACCCCTCATGAGGTAGAATTGCTTAAGACACAATTACAACAATGGTGTAAACTAAACGAATTTGGAACAAGAACATTTAAAATTTTCCGTAATACTATCAAGTATGGAGATCAAGTTTTTGTTCGTGATCCAGAAAACTTTAAACTATACTGGATTGATAATACTAAAGTTATTAAAGTTATTGTTAACGAAAGTGAAGGCAAGAAGCCAGAACAATATGTTATCAAAGACATTAACATTAACTTACAGAATCTTACCGTAGCACAGAAAACTAATTCAGACTTTGCTGCTAATCCAGCAACTGGGTTAGGTGGTACAGGCGGCGGCTCTGGTGGCGGAGGCGGTGGTGGATATACTGTTCCAAGTATGCCCTACAACACTACTGGTAGTCGTTTTACATTAGGACAAAGTGAATCAGCAATTGATGCTAAACACATTGTTCACTTGAGTTTAACTGAAGGACTAGATCGTTTTTGGCCTTTTGGACAAAGTATCTTAGAGAACATTTTCAAAGTTTACAAACAAAAAGAATTGCTTGAAGATGCGGTTCTAATCTATCGTGTACAACGTGCTCCAGAACGTAGAATGTTTAAGATTGACGTTGGTAACATGCCAAGTCATTTGGCTATGGCATTTGTTGAACGTATTAAGAATGAGATTCACCAAAGACGAATCCCATCAGTTCATGGTGGTTCAGCAATTGTTGATGCTACATACAATCCATTGAGTATGAACGAAGATTACTTCTTCCCGGTCACTGCTGATGGGCGTGGTTCGTCAGTTGAAGTATTGCCCGGTGGACAAAATCTTGGTGAAATTGATGACTTGAAGTATTTTAACAACAGATTAGCACGTGGTTTACGTGTCCCAAGTTCATACTTACCCACTGGACCTGACGATAATACTACCCCGTTAAGTGATGGTCGTGTTGGTACAGCAATGATACAAGAGTTTCGTTTTAATCAATATTGTGAACGATTACAGAAGTATTTGAGTCATAAATTAGATGAGGAATTCAAATTATTCTTGCGTTGGAGAGGGTTCAATATTGATAGTGGCTTGTTCACATTGGAGTTTAATCCACCGCAAAACTTTGCTGCTTATCGTCAAAGTGAGTTAGATACAGCCCGTGTTGCTACATTCCAAGCAATGGAAGCGTTCCCTTATATGAGTAAACGCTTTGCTTTGGAAAGATTCTTGGGATTAAGTGAAGAAGAAATCAATAAGAATGAGAAGATGTGGCGTGAAGAAAACGGCAAAGATACTGATGTTGAACCTACAAGCAGCGATTTACGTAATATTGGTGTTAGCGCCGGCGACATAGATAGTGATATGGAAACTGCTGATAGCATTGAAAATCAACCGGAAGAAGGTGCTCAAGGTGGTCCAGAAGTTGCAGGTCCAGTAACAGATGCTGGAAACACTCCAGGTGGAATGCCAGCACCGACCGGTAATGCAATGTAAGATAAATACATACTATGAGACTCATGGAAATGTTTAATCCCGCCGTAGAAGGCTACCAAGATACCGAAGCGGATAACAGCAAACCAAAGTGGAAAGAAAGTCGTAAGACAAAACTAACACTAAGACAGATACGCAAACTTAGAAAAATGTTAGATGTTCGTAATTTTGAAAAAGCAAAGTATATCAAAAAAGTACACGAACAATATGGTGTTAAGCCCGAAGCAGGCGCACCAACCGTATAACTCTCCTAAAAACGTAAAAAAACAGTACTTATAACACTGTTTGTTAAGATATGGTGTAAATATAATACAAAGCCATTACTTAGGAGAAACAAACAATGGACCACAAAAAATTTGAACAACTTATTGATTTGATTATCAACGAGAACGAAGAACAAGCCCGTGCATTATTTCACGATATCGTAGTTGAAAAAAGCCGCGAAATCTATGAAGATATAATGTCCGATGAAATGGATGAAGGCATGAACCCAGGCGGTCAAGTAGGCGAGATGATGGCTGAAATCAGTGCTGAAGAAGAAGGCATGACCGAAGAGGAAGAAGAAGAAATTGACTTTGATGACGAAGGTGATGATGATATCGTTGATATTGAAGCCGACGATGACATGGACGATGAAGGGGTTGAAGATCGTTTAGTAAGCATTGAAGATAAGTTAGACCAATTGATGGCTGAATTTGAAGAAATCATGGGCAACAATGATGACGAAATGGCCGATGATGACATGGCAGATGCTGATGACGAAATGGCTATGGGTGACGAAGAAATGGCTATGGGTGATGACGAAGAAGCTATGATGGAAGCAATTACTTTGAAGAAAGTATCTGTAACTCATGGTGACAACGGTCAAAACACAAGAAGCACAAGTTTACAAAACAGTGGACAAGCTGGAATGGACAGTCGTCCAGTAAAGTTCAGTGGCGCAAGTGAGACAGTTCCTACAGGCCCTAAGGGTGCTAGTAACTTCTACTCAAAAGGCGAGACACAAGTAAAAGACGCAAGCAAGTGGAAAAATGCCCCAGCACAAAACAATGCTGACTTAGAAAAGGCTCCGGCCCCTAAAAAGGGTGATAATGGTGTAAACGCTAAGAGTCCAGTTGCTGAATCACGCAAGACCGTAAAGCGTAGAATATAAGGAATCTGAGAGAATGGCTTTGTATCTCAAGGAGCATTTAACTTTCGACCGTGCTAGCATGGTAGTTGAAAGTGTAAATGAAGGCGATAAGAAGAACCTTTATATGAAAGGTATCTTCATTCAGGGCGGGGTAAAAAACGCTAACGAGCGTATTTACCCTGTTTCCGAAATCGAATCCGCTGTACAAGCATTAAACGAACAGATTACCGAAGGTCATTCTGTATTAGGTGAAGTAGATCACCCAGATGACTTAAAGATCAACCTAGACCGTGTATCACATATGATTACTCAAATGTGGATGGACGGCGCCAATGGGTTCGGCAAGTTAAAGATATTACCAACTCCAATGGGGCAACTAGTTGCTACTATGTTGGAGAGTGGTGTCAAACTCGGCGTATCAAGTCGTGGTAGCGGTAACGTGGACGACATGAACGGCAAAGTAAGTGACTTTGAAATAGTCACCGTGGATATTGTTGCACAACCAAGTGCTCCTAATGCTTATCCTAAAGCAATCTATGAAGGTATGATGAATATGCGTCATGGTCATAAGTTGTTGGATTTAGCAAAAGATGCTCAGGGCAACAAGAAAGTAGAGAAATACTTGAAAAGCGAAGTCCTTCGTCTAATCAATGATCTCAAAATTAAATAAAGGGGAAACAGCATGTTTGATGCTATCAAGCCATTACTTGAAAGTGGACTTATTAACGAAGATGTAGGCCAGGCTCTTAACGAAGCATGGGAATCTAAGTTACAAGAGGCACGTGAGCAAGTACGTGTTGAATTACGTGAAGAATTCGCACAACGTTATGAACATGACAGAATCGTGATGGTAGAAGCCCTAGATAAAATGGTTACAGAAAGTCTATCAGAAGAAATTCAAGAATTTCAAACTGAAAGACAAGCAATGAACGAAGACCGCGTACAAGCTAAACAACAATTGCGTGAAAGCGCAGTTAAATTCAATAATTTCATGGTTACTAAACTAGCCGAAGAAATTAAAGAATTACGCAGTGAACGTAAACTACAAATGGAAAGTCAATCTAAACTAGAACAATTTATTGTTCATGCTTTGGCACGTGAAATTAAAGAATTCACACAAGACAAACAAGCAGTTGTAGAAGCAAAGGTTAAGTTAGTTGCAGAAGGTCGTCAACAATTAGAAAGATTAAAATCACGTTTCGTGAGTGAATCTGCTAAGAGATTGAATACCGTTGTAACATCACATCTAAAGGGTGAATTAGGACAATTGAAGGAAGATATCAAGGTTGCTCGTGAGAACGACTTTGGACGTAGAATATTTGAAAGTTTTGCAAGCGAGTTCAGTGTTACTCATTTAAATGATAAAGCTGAAACACGTAAACTAATGAATGCTCTACAATTGAAAGACCAACAATTAGCCGAATCCATTACAGTACTCAATCAAAGTAAAAAATTGATTGAATCAAAGGAACGTGAAGTTCGTATTATTAAAGAGTCTAATCAGCGTGAAAAAATGATGAGTGATTTACTTGCTCCATTAAACGCAGAGAAAGCATCTGTAATGAAGGACTTACTAGAAAGTGTGCAAACACCAAAGTTGCAAAGCACTTTCGACAAGTATCTACCAGCAGTTCTAAACAATGGAACAGAGAAAAAAGCTGCAAAGCCTATGCTCCGTGAAAGTGTAAAAGAAGTTACTGGTGATAAATCTGCCAAACAACAAGAAGTA